CCGACTGGTGGTGCGCAGATCTCGGAACGGACGAGCCTACAGATGAAGAATTGACGTTCTGGAAAGATGTGTTTGAAACTCATCGCAAAATTGTTGGCGGCGCAGTCAAGCCGAAGTCCGAAAAGCAGATTTGTACATGGCTGAAAAATCCCCACAGCGACTCTGCCGAGTACAAGCTGTGGGGAAATGGTGTTGCTCTGCCGTGTGTTTTCTTTGTGCTTTCGGGGATTGTATGGGTCAGTTCTTGCTCGAATTAGCGTTGCCCGGCTCATCGCCAAGCACGATTTTTCCGTGCTTTTCTTCAAACTTTTCTATGCACTCACGAATCAGAACGATGATTTGCCCATTTGCGGAACGAGCCTCATAATCGGCAACGTAATGCAGTTTGTCGAGCATTTCATCGTCAATTCTGATGGATAAACTCTTGATAGCCATAAAACTCCTCCTGTTTATATCCGATATGTGTTTATTTTAACATCATAATGTGCTATAATGTATGGAGTGGGTTCAAAGTGCGTTCATAATGCGTTTATAAGGAGGGCAACATGAAAGTAGCTGTTATTGGTTCAAGAGGACTTACCGAGAGTGATTTTGGCAGATATCTTCCCGAAAACACCACGGAAATCGTGTCCGGCGGCGCAAAAGGGGTCGATACTTCGGCGAAGGAGTATGCTAAAAGCAACGGAATCAAGCTGACGGAGTTTCTGCCCGAATACACAAGGTTCGGTAGGAGCGCGCCGCTGAAACGGAATATCACGATAATCGAGTATGCAGACATTGTGCTTGCGTTCTGGGACGGAAAATCGAGAGGAACGAAGTTCGTCATTGACAATTGCCACAGACTTGGTGTCGAGGTCAGAGTTTACATTATGGACTAATAATTCAGCCGTACATTGTGCATTACGCAGAATGTGCGGCTTTCTGTTAAAACCCGTTGACTTATCCCCCTATTTGAGTAAAATGTGTAGTACCGAAAGGAAATGGAGGTACATACAATGACAATTTACTACAACGCACAGGACAGAAAACCGCTTGTGAAAGCCATCAGCGAGTTCACGGGAGTGGACGCAGTTTACATGAGAACACCAACATACGCTTACCGAATCGACTATTTCACGGTGACCCGCGAGGGCAACCTTGAATTTGACGACAGAGCTGACAGTGAGGAAATCGAGGGTCTGCTTGAATTCCTTGCGGAGCGTGGATTCATCGCCGAGGTTGCCGATACAAGCGCCACAGAGCAGCCGGAAATGACTGCCGAGGAAGTACCCGCAGCCGCCAACAGCGCCGAACACAGCGAAACTGTGTGGCTTACGGTGGAAGTTCCACTTGAGGGTACGGCGGTCGGAAACCTCACCAAGCTGCTCGAAGCCAAAGGCAGACTTATCCGCAGGGCTTTAGCGGTGGAAGATATCCGAATCGAGGTTACCGACAGCACGGTGAAATTCCCGTGGTTCGCAGAATGCGGCGCTGATGAATGCAAGGCTTATACGCATTTCATTTCGGCGCTCTGCGAACTCGCCGCAGATGCAAAGCGAGTAACGGCCAAGGAAAAGGAAACAGACAACGACAAGTACGCATTCCGCTGCTTTCTCCTGCGACTGGGATTTATCGGTTCGGAGTACAAAGCCGAGCGGAAGATACTGCTGAGAAACCTCACAGGCTCATCGGCTTTCAGGAATGGAGGTGCTGCAAATGAAGTTTCCGAGTAAAGAAACAATCGAGCAGTACCGCAGAGAATACCCCGTCGGCTGCCGGGTGGAACTGGTTTCAATGGACGATTTCCAGGCGCCGCCGACATGTACTCGCGGCACGGTTAAAGGTGTTGACGACGCAGGAAATCTGCTTGTCCGCTGGGATAACGGCTCCGGGCTGAATGCTGTCCTCAACGTTGATGTAGTTCGCAAAATCCGTAGCTGATATACACAATTTCTGCGTGTGTATTTCGTTCAATATATTGTGGTAAAACCGCTTGATATATACTGCTTTTAGAGTTAATATGTGTGTACCGCAAGGGAAACAAAGCAAACGGAGGATACAAAAATGAACGAGAAAACCACCAAGCAGATTGAAGAAATGATGAACCAGACCATAGGGGTCGAGGTTGAAATGAATAACATTACAAGAACAAAAGCCGCGGAGCTTGCCGCCGAGTTCTTCGGAACAGGCAGACACGAGCACACCGCAGGCCGCAACGGTTACGATACCTACTCCGCATGGGACGGCGAGGGTCGAGAGTGGAAGTTTCAGAAGGACGTCAGCATTCACGGACCAGACAGCGAAAAGTGCGAATTAGTCACCCCGATACTCACCTACGCAGACATGGAAACCCTGCAGGAGCTTATCCGCAGACTTCGCAAGGCAGGCGCAAAGAGCGACGCTACAAGGGGCTGCGGAGTTCACATTCACATCGGAGCCAAGGGTCACACACCGCAGACTTTGCGAAACCTCGCAAACATTATGGCAAGCCATGAAAGCCTGCTTGCAAGCGCCTTGAACCTCGACAGAAGCCGCATGAGCCGCTACTGCCGCACGGTCAGCAAGGATTTCCTGGTGGAACTCAACCGCAAAAAGCCCAAAACCATGGCGGCGCTTGCGGACACCTGGTACGGCAGTCAGAACGCGGATTACGGCAGGTCGGCGCACTACAACGAAAGTCGCTACCATATGCTGAACCTCCACGCAACCTTTACAAAGGGCACAATCGAGTTTCGGCTCTTTCAGTTTGACGCGCCCTCGGGCGACAAGAAAAACGGACTTCACGCAGGTCAGCTGAAAAGCTACATTCAGCTTTGCCTGGCTCTCAGCCAGCTTGCCAAGCAGGTCAAAACTGCAAGCGCAAACCCTCAGCAGACTGAAAACCCCAAGTACGCAATGCGGACTTGGTTACTGCGGCTCGGCTTCATCGGCGATGAGTTCAAGACCGCAAGGGAACTTTACACCAAGCGGCTCGAGGGTGACACGGCATTCCGCAACGGCAGGCCGCAGTAAGCAGGAGTTAGCTTCCTGCCCCCAATTCCCCCACTCGGGGGCTTTTGGTGGTAGAAAGGTGATTTCTGAAACTGAACCTTTCGGAAAGGAAAACACTATGAAACGATATTACTTAGCCTATGGGAGTAACTTAAACATTCGGCAAATGGCGCTGCGTTGTCTTACGGCAAAGCCGGTGGGAACGGCAGTCATCAAGGACTACGGACTGCTTTTCAAGGGCAGTAAAACGGGCGCTTACCTCACAATCGAACCGAAATCGGGAGCGGAAGTTCCTGTCGCAGTCTGGGCAGTCGAACCTGTCGATGAGAAAAGGCTTGATGTGTACGAGGGTTTCCCGACTTTCTACTACAAGACCGAACTAGAACTGCCCGTGAGGTACTTTTCGGGAAAGACCGTAGTCAGAAAGGCTTTCGTGTACATTATGCACGAGGAGCGACCACTGGGATTGCCGAGTGGTTCGTATGTTAGGACTTGCCTTGAGGGTTACAGCAATTTCGGCTTTGACGAGAGTATTCTCCTCGCAGCGCTGAACAACAGCAGGAGGGCTGTCCATGAAATCAGATAACGCAACAATGCTTCGCACCTGTCCGCTCTGTGGGGCGCAGTACGGCGGTGTTCCCGCTCTTTCGAGAAAGTACCCCAACACGCAGATTTGCCCGGATTGTGGCACACGGGAGGCCTTAGAAAGCATAGGTGTTTCCGCTGACGAGCAGGAAAAAATTATCAGTATCATTCACAATAAAACACACAGTTCTGACAGCTGATATTTGTGTAGTATATTATCCGAAAACTGCTTGATATAATGCGGCTTTAGAGTTAATATACAGTCACCGAAAGGAAAATACATAAATACGGAGGACGAGAATATGTGGACACAGGGCACGATTGGAGTTAAGGACAGCAACGGCAGAATGGTTTCGGTTACTTTCTGGGTAAAACAGTACGAAGAGCCGAGCGAAGAATACGGAATCAGCGGCGGCAGGATTTCCAAGCTGATGTTAAAGCAGGACGGCAGGGTCGTTTACAACTACGACCGGGGGGTGGATGTTGAACCCCAGACCCCCGAAGCTGAAACGGCGCTTGCAATACTGATACACGAATACAACTAAACACTTGCGAAAGCCGCCCGAGGGCGGTTTTCCTCGTTCTGGGGGTGATGATATAAAAAAGCTGAAAAAGTACAAGCCGACAAAGTTCAAGCTGAAATCCTCGGTATACGATAAGTCAGCCGCTGATTATGCGGTAATGTTCATCGAAAATCTGTGCCACACCAAAGGCACATGGGCGGGAAAGCCATTCGAGCTTATAGACTGGCAGGAGCAGATAATTCGCGACCTGTTCGGAACGCTGAAACCGAACGGTTACCGGCAGTTCAACACGGCGTACATTGAGATACCGAAAAAGCAGGGCAAATCCGAGCTTGCCGCCGCCGTTGCGCTGCTCCTCACCTGCGGCGATGGAGAGGAACGCGCGGAGGTTTACGGCTGCGCCGCTGACAGACAGCAGGCGGCTATCGTGTTTGATGTCGCAGCGGATATGGTGCGAATGTGTCCTGCGCTTTCTAAGCGAGTGAAGATTTTAGCATCGCAGAAACGACTCATATACACACCAACCAACTCGTTCTATCAAGTGCTGTCTGCCGAAGCCTATTCAAAACACGGCTTCAATATCCACGGAGTTGTGTTTGACGAGCTGCACACCCAGCCGAACCGCAAGCTGTTTGATGTAATGACGAAAGGCTCCGGCGACGCCCGAATGCAGCCGCTGTACTTCCTTATAACCACAGCCGGAACTGACACTCACAGCATTTGCTACGAAACGCACCAGAAAGCCAAAGACATAATCGAGGGTCGGAAAATCGACCCTACTTTTTATCCCGTGATTTACGGCGCTGATGAATCCGATGACTGGACTGACCCGAAAGTGTGGAAGAAAGCCAACCCGAGCCTTGACATTACGGTCGGTATCGACAAGGTCAAAGCCGCTTGCGAGTCGGCAAAACAAAACCCCGGCGAGGAGAACGCTTTCCGACAGCTTCGCTTGAACCAGTGGGTAAAGCAGGCGGTTCGTTGGATGCCGATGGAGAAATGGGACAAGTGTACATTCTCCGTTGACGAGGACGAACTTGAGGGTAGAATTTGCTACGGCGGTCTTGACCTTTCATCTACTACGGATATAACGGCTTTTGTGCTTGTGTTCCCTCCGCTTGATGAAGAAGATAAATACATTATCTTGCCGTACTTCTGGATTCCCGAGGATAATCTGACCCTGCGTGTAAACCGTGACCATGTCCCCTATGATGTGTGGGAACGCCAAGGTTACTTGCAGACCACCGAGGGCAATGTGGTTCACTACGGCTTCATCGAACAGTTCATTGAAAAGCTCAGAGAACGATTCAATATCCGAGAGATAGCTTTCGACCGCTGGGGTGCAGTGCAGATGGTTCAGAATCTTGAGGGCATGGGTTTTACCGTAGTGCCTTTCGGACAGGGTTTCAAGGATATGTCCCCGCCGACAAAGGAGCTGATGAAACTGGTGCTTGAACAGAAAATAGCCCACGGCGGTCATCCGGTTCTGCGGTGGAATATGGATAACATTTTCATTCGCACAGACCCCGCCGGAAACATCAAGGCAGACAAGGAAAAGTCCACCGAGAAGATTGACGGCGCTGTAGCAACAATTATGGCGCTTGATCGTGCTATCCGCTGTGGGAACGACCACGGGGCGAGTGTGTATGATGACAGAGGGCTATTGTTTATATAGTTGTGTGCAATTCCCGTTGAAAATCAAAAGTTTTTGCATTTGATAGCAAAGACTTGATATTTTCAAAAGTTTGTGCTATACTAATGCTAATAGGAGGAATGTGCCATGATAGGATCCCACGAACTGAAAAAACGGGATCGGTATCTGAAAAAGCTGATCAGTTTTCAGGATACCGAACCGGTTAAGGTAATTACAGGCATTCGACGCTGCGGAAAGTCCAGCCTGCTAAAGCTGATGGTCGCTCATCTCAAGGAAATCGGCGTTGCACCGGAACATATCGTAGAGATGAATTTCGAATCACACGATTTCAGAAATATGACCTCAGATGATGTATATGACTATGTAAAAGAGCGCACTGTACCCGGCAAGCGTATGTACCTTTTTTTTGATGAGCTGCAAAGAATTGAGAAATGGGAGGACGCCATCAACGCTTTTCGTGTGGACCTGGATTGCGATATCTATGTCACAGGGTCAAATGCTTATCTTCTTTCATCAGAATACTCCACCTATCTCTCCGGACGGTGCGTGGAAATAAAAATGCTCCCGTTGTCTTTCAGAGAATTCCTGTCTTTTCATGACTTTGAGGTCAGGGAAACACAGAGCGCACTTGGAGGACTTCACCGACAGGTATTTGATAAAAACGGCGAGAGATACGAGCTGCAGGAAGTCTTTGACGCTTTTATGCGTTTCGGAGGAATGCCGGGCATTGCCGATGTGGGTCTTGACCAGGAAAAGGCACTGACGCTCCTTGACGGAATTTACTCCACTGTCGTGGTTCGGGATATTCTTGAGCGTGAGAAGCGGCGTGGGCAAAGACAGATTACAGACCCGGTGCTTCTTCGTAAAATCATTCTGTTTCTTGCTGACAACATTGGAAGCAGCGTTTCAATCTCATCCATTGGCAATACCCTGATGAACGAGGGGCTGCTGGAAGATGGTAATCGGAAAGGAACTCCGAGCGTACACACGGTTCAAGCGTATGTAAACGCGCTGATGGAAAGCTATTTCTTCTATGAAATAAAACGGTTCGATATCAAGGGCAAGGAGTACCTTCGTACCCTTGGCAAGTATTATATCGTTGATATCGGGCTTCGGAATTATCTGCTTGGTTTCCGAAACCGGGACAGCGGACACGCGATTGAAAATATCGTGTACTTTGAACTTCTGCGCCGTGGTTACGATGTAGCAATCGGTAAAATCGATAATGCCGAGGTAGACTTCATTGCCGCATCTGCGGATGACAAAAAGTATATCCAGGTCACAGAATCCATGCAAAGCGAGGACGTTCGCAAAAGAGAACTCGCACCCTTGCAGAAAATCCGCGATAACTATGAAAAAATCGTTTTGTCACTTGACCCGGGACTTGATAATTCATACGATGGAATTAAGTCGGAAAGGCTGATTGACTGGCTACTGGGCGAGTAAGCAATGCGTTTTTTCACTGGATGGCATAAACTTTTAACAATCAGCAAATTTCAAGCATCTGTCTATGGGCAGGTGCTTTTCTTTTGCCCATTTTACGAAAGGACTGACTACATGAAGATTTTCAGCGGCCTATTCCATTCAAGGGACAAGCCCAAAAACAGCACAGCCGGCAGCGCATACCGTTTTTACATGGGCGGTTCTACCGCCGGAAAGAACGTCACCGAGCGTTCCGCAATGCAGATGACCGCTGTGTATTCCTGCGTTAGAGTGCTGTCGGAAGCAGTGGCGGGATTACCGCTGCACGTCTACAAGTACCGTTCGGACGGTGGTAAAGAGAAAGCAATTAACCACTCCTTGTACCGCCTGCTCCACGATGAGCCGAACCCCGAAATGACCTCGTTTGTTTTCCGTGAAACGCTTATGACGCACCTGCTCCTCTGGGGCAACGCATACGCGCAGATTATCCGCAACGGAAAGGGAGAGGTGGTGGCTCTGTACCCGCTTATGCCGAACCGAATGACGGTTGACCGTGATTCAAGCGGAAAGCTGTACTACAACTACTATCGTGGTTCAGATGAAGCAATCCGCAGCAAGGAATACGAAGTCATTCTCTCACCGGGCGATGTTCTGCATATCCCTGGACTTGGCTTTGACGGGCTTGTTGGTTACTCGCCTATTGCAATGGCGAAGAACGCTATCGGGCTTGCCATTGCAACCGAGGAGTTCGGAGCAAAGTTCTTTGCGAACGGCGCAGCGCCAAGCGGCGTCCTTGAACACCCCGGAACGATAAAAGACCCCACAAAGGTTCGTGAAGCGTGGCAGTCGCAGTTCGGCGGGAGTTCCAACAGTGGAAAGGTCGCTGTGCTTGAGGAGGGCATGAAATACACTCCCATCAGCATTTCTCCCGAGCAGGCACAGTTCCTTGAAACAAGAAAATTTCAGATAAACGAGATAGCTCGAATTTTCAGAGTGCCGCCGCACATGGTCGGTGACCTTGAAAAATCGAGCTTTTCTAATATCGAGCAGCAGTCGCTTGAATTCGTGAAATACACCCTTGAACCATGGCTTGTGCGGTGGGAACAGAGCATGATTCGTTCGCTCCTCACCCCAAGCGAGAAACAGGAGTATTTCATCAAATTCAATGTTGACGGACTGCTGCGCGGCGATTACGCAAGCCGAATGAGTGGTTACGCTACCGCAAGGCAGAACGGCTGGATGTCCGCAAACGACATTCGGGAGCTTGAAAATCTCGACCGCATTCCTGCCGAGGACGGCGGTGACCTTTATCTCATAAACGGCAACATGACAAAACTGGCTGACGCAGGTATTTTTGCGGCGGCAAGTGGAAAGGAGGATTCCGATGAAGAAGTTCTGGAAATGGACGAACAGGATAGTGAAGAACGAGGAAACGAAGGAGCAAACCCCGGAGCGAACGCTGTTCCTCAATGGCACTATCGCCGATGAAAGTTGGTTTGACGATGACGTCACACCGCAGCTTTTCAAGGATGAACTGATGTCAGGCAGCGAAGATATTACCGTCTGGATAAACTCGCCCGGGGGTGACTGCGTTGCGGCAGCGCAGATTTACAATATGCTGATGGACTACAAGGGCAACGTCACCGTGAAGATTGACGGTATCGCCGCGAGTGCCGCAAGCGTTATCGCGATGGCGGGAAACAAGGTGCTGATGTCACCTGTTTCAATGCTGATGATACACAACCCTATGACGGTAGCTATGGGCGATTCAGCCGAAATGCAGAAAGCAATCGAAATGCTGTCCGAGGTCAAGGAAAGCATTATGAACGCTTATGAAATCAAGACCGGAATGAGCCGCGCAAAGATTTCTCACCTCATGGACGCAGAAACCTGGATGAACGCAAACAAGGCGGTTGAACTCGGCTTTGCGGACGGTATTCTTGCCCGTGAAGAACCTATGGAGGAACAGCCCGCTAACGCTCTGATGTATTCAGAAGCGCAGGTGGTCAATTCGCTTATGGGCAGGATCGCAGAAAAGTGTAGGATTGTGCCGAAAACAGAACACAAAACCAAAGCCGAGGATTTATTTTCTCGGCTTGACCTTATTAAAAACTGGAGGTAACGAAAATGACAATTCTTGAACTGCGCGAAAAGCGCAATAAGGCATGGGAAGCCGCAAAGGCATTCGTTGAAACCAAGCGCGACAAGGACGGACTTCTCTCTGCAGAGGACGCTGCTTCTTATGCTGAAATGGAGCAGAAGATAAAGGACTACGGCGCTGAAATCGAGCGCATGGAGCAGATGGCGGCTATGGACGCGCAGCTTTCCAAGCCTACGTCAGTCCCGCTTACTGGAAAGCCGCTGAACGGTGACAAGCCCAAGTCCGGCAGAGCAAGTGATGAATACAGGGCGGCAATGCTGAACGCTCTCCGCACGAATTTCAGACAGATTTCCGATGTGCTTTCCGAGGGTGTTGACGCTAACGGCGGTTACCTCGTTCCCGAGGAGTACGACAGCCGCCTTATTGATACTCTGACCGAGGAGAACATCATGCGAAAGCTGGGTCACACTATCACCACAAGCGGCGAACACAAGATAAACATCGCCGCCACCAAGCCCGCCGCAGCGTGGATTGACGAGGGTGGAGCGCTGTCTTTCGGTGACGCGACCTTTGCGCAGATTAACCTTGACGCGCACAAGCTGCACGTTGCGGTTAAGGTGACCGAGGAACTTCTCTACGATAACGCTTTCGGTCTTGAAAATTACATCATCGACCAGTTTGCAAAGGCGCTTTCCAATGCGGAGGAGGACGCTTTCCTCAACGGCGATGGTGTTGGCAAGCCTCTCGGACTTTTCTCCGACAAGGGTGGCGGCGAGGTCGCTGTCACTGCGGCGAGCGCAACTGCAATCACTGCTGACGAGATAATCAACCTTGTGTACTCCCTTAAGCGCCCGTACCGCAAAAATGCAAAGTTCATCATGAACGACCAGACTATTGCGGCGCTCCGCAAGCTGAAGGACAACAACGGCGCGTACCTCTGGCAGCCGTCACTCCAGGCGGGCGAGGTCGATAGGCTGTTCGGCTACGAGGTCTACACTTCTCCGTATGTCCCCACAATCGCCGCAGGAAAGCCTGTAATCGCATTCGGCGATTTCAGCTACTACAACATCGGCGACCGCGGCACTCGCTCCTTTGCGGAACTCAAGGAGCTGTACGCAGGCAACGGCATGGTGGGCTTTGTGGCAAAGGAGCGCGTTGACGGCAAGTTGATTCTTCCCGAAGCTGTCCAGATTCTGAAGATGAAAGCCGGCTCCGGTTCTTCCGGCGTCTAATAGGCGGTGACTATGGACGAGCTTCTGACGAAAGTTAAGCAGAACCTCATACTTGAACATTCGGCGGACGATGAACTCATAAAAGGGTTCATCACCGCTGCTGTTTCGTATGCTGAAAGCTATCAGCATTTGTCTGAGAATTACTATTCAGAAAACGCAATGCCACCGACTACCGAACAGGCGGTAATAATGCTGTCCTCGCATTTTTACGAATCGAGGGACGGCAGTACAGGCGGTTTTTTCGGAGATAATGTTCAGGCGGGGAAACAGGTGTGGGATACGGTGAATATGCTGCTGCGGCTGGACAGGCGGTGGAAAGTATGAGTTTCGGTAAAATGAACACGCAGATACAGATAACGCAGAAGCGGGTCACGCTCGATGACGAGGGTTTTCAGACGGAATCCGATGCTATTGTAGCAGAGGTCAGAGCCTATCGGGAGGGTCGGCACGGCAGCGAGAAATGGGCTAACCGAGCCGCCTTTTCCGAAGCTACCGACCTTTTCCGTTTTCGCACTATTCCGAGAGTGAAAATATCCACGGATATGCGGCTGTTATGCGATGGTTCTATATTTGAGATTACCTCTGTGGAAAATGTGAAAGGCAGAGGAATGTATATTGAAGCGCTTGCAAAGGAGGTGCAGCCGAGTGGCTAAGGCTGATGTTAAAATGCCCGATGAATTCCTTTCGAGGATTTCACGGCTTGGAGCGCAGACCGACAGCATTGCCGAAAAGGTTTTGCAGGCAGGCGGCGAGGTCGCTCTCGCAAAGGTCAAAAGCAATCTGAAATCCGTTGTAGGTTTGGGAACTAAAAGCAAATCCCGTTCCACGGGAGAACTTGAACGGTCGCTCGGCTTATCTCATGTTATGGTCGATAAAAACGGAAATCATGACATCAAGGTCGGTTTCTCCGAACCTCGCTCTGACGGGTCAAGCAATGCTAAGATAGCGAATATTCTCGAGTACGGCACAAGCAGTCAGTCGGCTAAACCCTTTCTGAAACCTGCGAAATCAGCTGTGAAAAAGCAGTGCGTGGACGCAATGAAATCCGCATTTGAAAAGGAGGTCGATGGACTTTGAGTCTGCTTTCGGAACTCTCTGCGATAGCTAAAAAGCTGAAAATTCCGGCGCAGACTGCGGTATATTCCGGTAACGCTCCAGAGGAATACTTGGTGTTTACTCCGCTGTACGACAGCTTTGAACTCCATGCGGACAATGCGCCGACCGCCGATGTGCAGGAAGTGCGGATTTCTCTGTTTACGAAAAGCAGTTACAACCGTACTGTGAGCAGGATTGTAAAGGCTCTGCTCAGTTCGGATATTACCGTAACCGCCCGAAAATATGTCGGCCATGAGGACGAAACTGGCTATCATCATTACGCCGTTGATACGGCGAAAAACTATGAAATGGAGGAGATATAAATGGCAACAATAGGTCTTGACAAGCTGTTCTACGCTGAGATAACCGAGGACAGCGACGGAAACGAAACCTACGGAGTACCAGCTTCGCTTGCAAAGGCGATTTCGGCTGACCTCTCCGTGGAGCTTGCGGAAGCAACGTTATATGCCGATGACGGCGCTTCGGAAATCGTCAAGGAGTTCAAAAGCGGAACGCTTTCACTTGGCATTGACGATATAGGCAATGACGCGGCTTCGGTTCTGACGGGAGCGACTATCGACAGCAACAACGTAGTTATTTCAACAAGCGAGGACGGCGGCAAGCCCGTGGCTATCGGGTTTCGGGCGAAAAAATCCAACGGCAAATATCGCTATTTCTGGCTGTACAGAGTGAAGTTCGGTATTCCGTCAACCTCGCTTGCCACAAAGGGCGACAGTATAACGTTTTCCACGCCTACAATCGAGGGAACGGTTCTCCGCAGAAACAAGCCGGACGGCAACGGAAAGCACCCGTGGAAAGCGGAAGCCACCGAGGGCGAGAAGAATGTTCCGGACAGCGTAATTACGGGTTGGTACAAGTCTGTGTATGAACCCATATTCACGGCAAAGCCTGCTGAAACAGGCAAGTAACGGAGGTATGAGTAATGACGAATGAACGCAGTTCTTTAATTACAATCGGCGGTGAGCAGTACGAGATGATTCTCACCACAAGAGCGACAAAGGCCATTTCTAACCGCTACGGTGGGCTTGACAATCTCGGCGATAAGCTGATGAAATCCGAGAATATGGAGATGGCGCTTGATGAAATAATCTGGCTGATTACTCTGCTTTGCAATCAGAGCATTGAAATCTACAATCTAAGAAACAGCGAGAAAAAGCCGCTTCTCACCGAGGAAACCGTGGAACTTCTGACCTCTCCCGGCGAACTCGCCGAATACAAGGACGCTATCACCGAAGCTATGCTGAAAGGCACGAAACGAAATGTAGAAAGCGATGATACCTCAAAAAACGCAGTAACAGCCGAGTGAATGACGCAGAACTATTCACCCGGCTGTTCTATTACGGAACGGCGCAGCTGCACCTCGCTTCGGAAGAGGTGTGGCTTATGCCGTTCGGCTTTCTGATGGATCTGTGGGAGTGCCATAAGCAGTTTATGGGGATTGCTAAACCTAAACGTGAATCGGATATTGACGAGGTTGTGCCGATGGGGATTTGATTGGAAAAAGGGATTGAAAACTTGAAATTAATGTGGTACAATTAGTATATCAGATATAATTAAAATATTGTTCGTTATAGGAAGGTGTAGTTTAATGTATACTTATGAAGCAGAAAATAGTATGGATGTTTTTAACGGAGATTTAACTGAGTTTCTATTAGGCTATGGTATAAGTATTGAACATATTGACAAAATGAAAAACAAAATTTTGGAAAACAGCAGAAGTATTTATTATAATTATCCTCCTTTAGATTCACCAAAAACGGATTACATCAAATTAGTACCACTAGATAAAGTAATAGGCACATCTAGAGGAACGGTGGGTTTAAGTGTATACGAAAATGTTAGGACAATTCACAATGGCGAAAGAGATTCTTCTCGTTTTACAAGATGTTTGAATTTTTTAAATGAGTCATCTTTAGAGGATTTAAGAAAATCTTATGAAAATTTATCTTATCCCGTAATAATGGATCATTATGTCGATGATGATACATATTTCACAACTAGTGATGGTAATCACAGAACGCTTACTGCTATGTTAGTGGGTGCAGAATATATTAAAGCAAAGGTAACAGACGCAGAATGTGATTACACAAAAAAAGAAAAAGTTTTGCAGTCTAAAAATTTTGAGGAAAAATACAGAATAGTAAATGTCTTTGGCAAAAGAGAATTTGACATTTGGTTTAAGGATGATAAGGGCATTTATGAAATACGCGGGTATCCTGGCCCTTTGGTAGATGATGATTTGACATCTTTTTTGGAACGATTATCTATAACAATAGATAATGATATGAAAAAAGCAAACAAAATAATGAAATTCTCCCCCAAATTGCAAAAATACATTTTGCGATTTGTAAAAAACTCTCGAATAAAACAATATGTCAATATTTCATATTTAACAGAGCTTGAAATAGAATTTCCACTTTTAAAGAATAGATGCCCAATAACATTATATGATTTAAAATTCAAGCCGTGATTTCTATGCTTGAAAAGTAAACAAACATTTTGAACATTATTAGGAGCAACCACTCGGTCGCTCCTTTTCCAATATTTCCGAGCCGCAAGGCTCTTTTTTTATACCATTTCCGAGGAGGTGACGCAGAATGTCCGAAAATTTCGGTCTGAAAATAGGTCTTGAGGGCGAGCGTGAATTCAAGAAATCCCTCGCCGAAATCAACAATTCATTCAAAGTCCTCGGTTCTGAAATGAAACTGGTTGATTCGCAGTTCGATAAGAACGACAAATCCGCCGAGGCTCTCACGGCGAGAAACCAGGTGCTGAACAAGGAAATCGACCAACAGAAGCGGAAAATCGAAACGCTTCGTTCTGCTCTCGCCAATGCCGCCGAGTCATTCGGCGAGAACGACCGCCGCACCCAGAACTGGCAGATCCAACTCAACAATGCCGAAGCCGCACTCAACGACATGAACCGGGAGCTGGACGAGAACGAGAAAGCCATCAAGGAAGGCGGCAAGGCTGCGGAGGAATCCGGCAGTAAGTTTGAAGGCTTCGGCAAGGTTCTCAAAACCGTAGGTGTGGCGCTCGGTGCAGTGGCCGTTGCCGCAGGTGCCGCCGCCGTGAAGCTTGGCAAAGAGGTCATCGCCGCCTATGCGGACTACGAGCAGCTGGTCGGCGGTGTCGACACCCTGTTCAAGGACTCCTCGCAGGAGATTCAGCGGTATGCCGCCAACGCATACAAAACGGCGGGACTCTCCGCCAACGAGTACATGGAGACGGTCACGGGCTTTTCCGCAAGCCTGATCCAGTCCCTCGGCGGCGATACCGAGAAAGCCGCAAAGTATGCGGACATGACAATTACGGATATGTCCGATAACGCCAATAAGATGGGCACGGATATGTCCTCCATTCAGAATGCCTACCAAGGGTTCGCCAAGCAGAACTACACGATGCTCGACAACCTCAAGCTCGGCTACGGCGGCACAAAGCAGGAAATGGAGCGACTGCTTGCCGATGCGGAGAAGATAGCCGGCGTCAAGTATGACATTTCCTCCTACGCAGATGTGGTGGAAGCCATTCACGTCATGCAGGTAAGCATGGACATTGCCGGTACGACCGCCAAGGAAGCGGATGCTACCATTTCCGGCTCTGTCAATGCACTGAAATCCGCCGTGTCGAACCTCATCGTAGGCTTCGGCGATGCGGACGCTGACATGGAGCTGCTGTGCAGCAACATGGCAGACGCTTTCAAAACCGTTATTGCAAACGTAGCTCCGGTTATTGAGAACATCGCAGCGGCTCTGCCCACGGCGCTGGACGCTCTGCTGACGGCTGTCGGCGACCTGCTGCCCACACTGCTTGACACGGTCGCAAAACTATTCTCGCAGGTGCTGAAAACGCTCCTATCCCTACTCCCGCAGCTAATCCCTGCGGCGGTGTCTGCGGTCATGACTGTCGTTAATGCGCTGATTGAGAATCTGCCGCTTATCATTGACGCGGCAGTACAGCTTGTGTCCTCACTGGTAAATGGTATTGCAAACGCACTGCCTGCGCTGATTTCTGCGGCAGTGAAAGCAATTGTTACTATTGTCCGTGGTCTGACGGACAATCTGCCGCTTATTTTGGACGCAGCTTTACAGCTTGTGACGGGGCTTGCACAGGGAGTTTTAGATTCACTGCCAATCCTCATTGAAGCGCTGCCGCAGATAATCACGGGAATCGTGGACTTCCTCATCGGCGCGATACCGCAGATAATCGAAGCGGGAATACAGCTGTTGACGGCGCTTGTGACGGCTCTGCCGGATATAATTGCGGCAATCGTGGAGGTAATTCCGCAGATAATTGACGGAATAATCAAGGCGGTAATTTCGGCAATTCCTCTTATCATTGAAGCAGGAATCAAGCTGCTCATTGCGCTTGTGCAGAACCTGCCGACAATCATCTCGACCATCGTTGCGGCTATTCCGCAGATTATTTCAAGCGTTATCGACGCAGTTATCGGAGCGATTCCGCAGCTTGTTGCGGCGGGCGTTCAGCTGTTTATTGCGCTGATTGAAAATCTCCCGACCATCATCGTGGAGATAGTCAAGGCAATTCCGCAAATCATAACCGGAATTGTTGACGCATTCGGAAGCTACTTCGGCAAGATGGCGGAGGTCGGTGGCAACCTGCTGAAAGGCTTGTGGCAGGGCATTTCTGACGCGGGCGCGTGGCTCTGGAATCAGATTAGCGGCTTTTTCGGCGGCATCGTGGACGGAATCAAGGACTTCTTCGGAATACACTCGCCGTCAAAATTGTTTGCGAACCTTGGCGGCTTTATGGCAGAGGGACTTGGCGAGGGCTTCGGAGATGAGATGAAGGACGTTTCAAAGAGTATGCAGAACGCTATTCCGTCAGATTTCGACCTCGACATGAATGGCACGGTTTCGGGCTTCAACGGAGTACAGACGCAGGCGTTTGATGTAACAATTCCGCTTAGTATTGACGGAGTTCCGCTGACTAAGGTAATATCCCGAATACAATGGAATCAGAACAAGGTGACGGTAAGGAATGCGGGGGCGGTGTGATGGTTGAGATAATCGTGACCGAAAACGGCAATGTGCGTGGTGTGTTCTCACGGGTGATTTCGGCATCGCTGACCGACAGCCTTAACGGTGAATGCACCTTTCAATTTTCTGTGATTTCATCGATGGCTTCGGAGATATTCACAGGACTTGAGGTACAACTGAAAAGCGACACGCTGAACTACCTTTTCAATGTGGTGAAAGTGTCGAAATCTCTGTCCGGCGGCATTGCGATTTGCACCGTTGAGTGCGAACACAAGTCCTACGAACTTAACAACGATGAGTACAAGCTGACTGAATTTGACTTTGAGGGCGCTCCCGGTGAGTGCCTTATTTCTTTGCTGCAAGGCACTTCACTGACCGCAGGAATCTGCGACACCACCGTCCCCATAAAGCTGAAAATCAACCGAGAATGTACCCGCCGAGCCGCCTTAATGCAGTTTATTGCGCTCTGCGGAGGAGAAATCGAGTACAACGGAAATGAGATAAATATCCGTTCGCACAGAGGTTCGCAGGACTACATCAGCATTATGGACGGGAAAAACGTGTCCGACCTCACAATGGAAACCGACAACCGTTCGGGAACTACAAACTACGGACTGACGCTGTACAAGAACATCAATTTCTCGGTCGGCGATAATGTGCAGATAGTGTTCCACCCGTTCAATCTAAACGTAAACACCCGCATAATCGCCATGAGTTTCAACCCGTACAATCGCCGTGAGATTTCAATCGAGGTCGGAGATTATCGTCCGAGCATTTCGGACAATCTCTACCAGATGGAGCAGAAAACGAACGAGATACGCAAGGACGTTGGCGAATCCACTGCGGAACTGAAAACCGCGACAAACAGCGCGGATATTTCGATAACGGAGAAGTCACAGCGGCTGTTCCGAATTACTTACAATGCGATTCAAGCAACATACGCGGCGTTCTGTTCGACCGTGAAATTCGTGATTTCAGCCGCAGGAACTCTTGCGTTCATTCTGAAAAAGAACGAAAACGAGGTCATGCGGTATGAGGAATATTTCAGCGAGGGTCCGCACACAAAGACTTATACATACCCTTTCACATCGGAGGTCGGTCAAAATACCATGTCGCTCAGCGTGGTTTCGCCCGATGGCGCAGAGGGCAAATTCCCGAAAATGCAGACCTGGGGCTATGTAATGGGCGCTTACCTTGCAGGAGATACGCCCTGGGACGGCTACATTGAAGCGCGTGAGGACGAGGTTCATTTTACTATGCGCCGAACCGTCAGAAAGAGCCTTGTTCGTACATCGGATACTCTGCTGTTTGAGATACTCAAGTCGCACAAATTCAAGTTCAGCGAAACCATGCCCGCTTTTGTTAAGCGTGAAAGAAACAGAAAAACGCTTGAACCCACCATCAGAGCGATATTCTCCGACGCATGGAGTCCGAAGATAATCACACCGCCGCCAATCACCGTGGTGAACGTATCGAACAGAAAACTGTATCTTGAACTGCGAAATCCCGTCAAGGCTGATAAAATAGCGGTTTCTGCGTTCACCATGATAGTCACCACCGAAAATGAAACTGTGCGCTTGCAGCCGATTTCCGCTGACTTCGGTATCGGCGATTTCGGCAGTACGATTTGGCTTGCATTCGGAAGTTCCGTGATGAAAGACAGCGTGCAGAGCATTACTCTGCTGTATGACGGAGATATCGGAAATCTGACTGATGTTCTGAATAACGCACCGTGTGGCAGCTTCCAGACATCGTTTATTTACACACCGTATGAGGAGGAAGAAACATGATAAAAGGACGTGCGAGCATTCAGTTTTTTGACGAAAAGACGGGCGAGGTAGTTCGTGAACTGCATGAGGAGAACATGATAACCAACGCAGTGGACACGATTCTCAACCCGCCCGATTACATCGAAATCGGCATGGATTCCGACAACGACCGCAGCTTCAATATGCTGCGTGATTTCGTGGGAAACATTGCCGATACAGCGTTCCGTGGGGTTATAGTCTGCCGCGATAAAATCCCCGAGGACGGCAATAATATGATGCTCCCGTGGACGAACGAGGAGATAGGTCACGCAGGAATCGCCAACACGAACACGGACACAAGCATCGGCACTTACAATTCCAACGAAAGCGGCCGCATTGAGAACGGCAAGGGCTACCGCCATGTGTGGGACTTTGCTTCGGACAAGGCGAACGGAGAAATCAGCTGTATCTGCCTTACCACCAAGGACGGCGGCACAAACGGAATGCACCATTCCTACTGGAATTTGTCCTGCGGTGGTACTGACCTTAACAGCAGTTCTCTGGACTCGTTCAAGCAGGCATATCACACTATTGTCGGGCGGTATATTCCGGATTCGCAGTTCAACTGCGGAGTTTTCAAGTGGTTTTACATGGGCAGGCTGACAAATGGAAATGTGCGGCTCCTCGGAAAGCATATTCATGACGGGTGTATTTATGAGGTCGTTATGTTCGACCCCATGTCCATAAGCGTAAGCACGGAAAAGCCGTTCTGCGGCATTATAAGCGTGAAGAAAGTCATAGAGCTGTTCCCGGCTGCGGAGCGTATTCCTAATTCGACCTATGATAACAGCTATCATCACGGAAGTTATTTTTACGACTGTAACACTACAAATGCGGACTATGTACCGCAGGAAGAAAAAGAAAAGCTGCGGCAGGATTGGGAGGACGACCCACAGTGGCTTGCGTATTTTCCGTATGTTATCGGTGATAAGATACATATTGTTGCGACTTCGCGTTATCACATTCATCATTACATTTTCAGGCTGTCCGATTATTCGCAGGTTTCGAAGAAAACCATCGAAACCGACACGCTGCTCCAAATGTACGGCGTAGGCTTTAAGTATGAGAGAATCAGCAATTCTTCATCGCAGTACAGATGGTTTTACGGCGCGGGGGTGAACGGCGATTACTGCAATGCTCTAAGCGCATTTGAGTGGGACGATAAGTACTTCGTCATTACTAAATATCCGCTGATAGATGGCAAAGAAGCGACCGGAACAAACAATTTTGGCCAGCTGCGTATATTCACAAAGGACGGTAAATCCACGGGCAAGACATGGCAGTATGTCGCTGACGGAACGCTCACAAATATGACCGCCGCTAGTTTCTGGGGATTTTATGTTGACGAAAAGACGAACACTCCACTTGTGATTTGCGACAGCTGCAATATTTCCTATTCACTGCTTGCCCTTGAGATAATCAAAAGCGGCGAGGATTACGGCAGATACAGAATGCGTTTCTCCGCTCCAACATACGGAAACAGCTACCTGTATTCGTATGCGAATATCATCAAGACGGACGGGCTTAATCTGCCGCTGTATATTCTGTCGTACTATCCGTATTCAAGCGGCAGTCAGCATTTCTTCGGCTTTGCGCTTGGAATCTGCAAGCTGTGCCTTACCACAATAAATAACCTGTCAGAGCCGGTGCGAAAACTGGACGGGCAGGTCATGAAAATAACTTACGATATCGTTGACGAATGATTGGAGGGTTTATTATGAGAGAATTCTGGAACACAATTCAGCTTATTTTTACGGCGGTCGGCGGGTGGCTCGGCTGGTTCCTCGGCGGGAGCGATGGTTTGCTTTATGCGCTTATTGCCTTTGTGGTTATCGACTACATAACCGGAGTGATGTGCGCAATCTCGGACAAGAATCTGTCAAGCGCAGTTGGTTTCAAGGGGATATGCAGAAAGGTGCTTATCTTCGCTCTGGTCGGCGGCGGGCATATTCTTGACACACGGGTTATTGGCGCAGGCTCTGTTCTGCGCACTGCGGTGATATTCTTCTATCTGTCGAACGAGGGTATTTCACTGCTTGAGAACGCTGCGCACCTTGGTCTGCCCGTTCCGAAGAAGCTGAAAGATGTGCTGGAGCAGCTGCATAAGCGCTCGGAAAAGGAGGACGATGATGAATCTGCATAAACTGTATCTGACTGAAAATGCCTGCTACAAGGCAAACAGGAAAATGACCGTCAAGGGAATTATGGTTCACTCCACCGGAGCAAATAACCCTTGGCTGAAACGGTATATAGGCCCGGACGATGGACTGCTCGGTGTGAATAAGTACAATAACCATTGGAATACATACCACCCTGACGGCAGGGAGATATGCGCTCATGCGTTTATCGGTAAACTGGCTGACGGTTCGATTGCGACATATCAGACGCTCCCGTGGGATATCTGCGGCTGGCACAGCGGTTCAGGGAAAAGCGGCAGCGCAAATTTTCTCGGCTACATTGGCTTTGAAATATGCGAGGACGGGTTAACTGATAGCAGATATTTCAACAAAGTTTACACCGAAGCCGTAGATTTGTGCGTTTTCCTTTGTCAAAAGTTCGGACTCACTGAAAAGGATATCATCTGCCACAGCGAAGGTCATAATATGGGGATTGCGTCTGCTCATTCCGATGTTATGCACTGGTTTCCGAAGTTCGGCAAGAGTATGGACACATTCTGTTCTGACGTGAAGAAGCTGTTGGACAAGTCCCAAAAGCTGTACCGAGTGCAGGTTGGGGCATTTTCGGAGAAAGGCAACGCAGAAGCTTTTCTTGAAAAAGTCAAGGCAGCAGGGTTCGGAAATGCGTTTATTAAGTGTGAATAGGTGTTTACCCGCCGAGGATTTTTTCCTTGGCGGGTAATTTTTTTTATTTTTGGTTCGGAAATCTTGAATAGCTGTCCTTTTATAGTTGAAAGCATATTTATGCGAACCACTTACGGTATTGCTGCCACTTGAACAGCAGCGTAGTGGTTCAGAATGGAGGATTTACAATGAAAGAAAACATGACGGCCGGAGAAAAGTACCTTCTTACCATAAAAGAAGCTGGAGAGTATTTCAACATCGGGGTAAAGAAAATGCGCCGACTTGCGGAGGAAAACCTCGGTGTGTTCTCGGTTTACAGCGGAAATCGGTATCTCATAAACCGCACAAAATTCGAGGAGTTTCTCTGCAATACTTCTACGATCTGATTTTATTTATTCTGCCGTTAGTAGTTGCTATTTTTACGATTAAGAGTAATATATAGTAATGACCGTTGAACGGAAAACGTCATGAAGGGAGTGAGATTTTATGGCGAAAACCGAACTGGGCGAAAAAGACCTTCTTAACCCCAATGAAACCATTCTGCTTTTTGATTTGAGCAGCAGAAAGTTCCTTGCTCTTATCAGAAGCGGTACACAACTTGATTTCATAGCGTTTTACGGCGGCCGCAGACTTATTATCCGCACGATTTTTGAAAAATACCTTGATGAACACACAGAACTCAGGAGGAGAAAAGCATGGCAACACTAAGAAAAATAAGGCGCGACTCAAAGCACCGCCTGCTCCGTGCCGGCGAATCGATCCGCGCCGATGGGAAGTATCAATTCAAATACTATGTCGGCGACAAAGCAAAATTCGTTTACAGCTGGCGGCTTGAACCCACGGATAAACTTCCGGCAGGAAAGAAGGCTACGCCATCACTCCGCGAACTTGAAAAGCAGATAGGGCGCGATATTGAATCGCAGCTTGACCCACAAAAACTTAATCTCACAGTCGTTGAGATAACCGAGCGTTATCTTTCCACAAAAACGGGTTCCAGACCCAGCACGGTGGCAAACTACAATTTCGTTATGAATATTCTCAAAAACGAGGAATTCGGTGCAAAAAAGATTTCGCACATCAAAACCTCGGACGCTAAGCTGTTTCTGATAAAACTTCAGAAAGACGGCAGAGGGTACAGCACGGTAAAAACAGTCAGAGGAATTCTGCGACCTGCGTTCCAGATGGCGGTCGATGATGATATCCTGAACAAGAACCCGTTCGGATTTCAGCTTGCGGGTGTCGTGGTCAACGACAGCGTTACAAGAGAAGCCATCAGCCGCGAGGATATGCGGCGGTTTCTTAAATTTGTGCACGATGACAATTGCTACTGCAAATATTATGAAGCAATATACATACTGTTTCACACCGGACTGCGAATTTCAGAATTTTGCGGGCTTACACTTAAAGATATAGATTTACAGAAAAAAGTGCTGAATATCGACCATCAATTGCAGCGGACTTCGGACAGCACTTACCATATTGAGCCTACCAAGACCAAAGCTGGTACAAGAAAGCTGCCGCTCACCGATGATGTTGTCGGGTGCTTCCGTGCCATAATTGAGGACAGAGAACCACCAAAACGCGAACGAATAATAGATGGGTACGCGGGATTTCTGTACTACGATAAAAATGGAATGCCGCTGGTCGCAATGCACTGGGAACACCGATTAAAGCATATGGTGAATCGGTACAACGAGATT